TCTTCCATTGCCTTACGCATCTGTTTCTGAGTTACTTCATCGAATGAATAGCTATTACCTAACTTAGCTAGTTCACCGATTACTCGACGGAAACCACCATGAGAGATAACTGGAGGTTCAGCACCAGCAGCAATAAAGTTCGCAACTGGTGTGAGACGTTCACTTACGTATGCTAGGAACTCATCGTCCTCATACGTCTTAATAGGCATGAATTGATCAATAAGTTTAGTTCTCTGACGCAGACGAGCAATAGTATCGTCTACTAGAGTTTCGGCAACTTTAGCTTGCAACTTATCGGTAAGAAAATTAGAAACTGAACCCATAGTAAGAAAAAAGTAGGATAGTGGGCGCGATAACATACATCATTAACATACGTCATTAACGCCCGGTTAGTTAGAATTTGTAAGCGAAATTGATGCTAGGGAATCGTCTAGCAATATCACCATCGAAGTATGGTAGATACTGGATACGAACACCATTAGCAATAGTATAGAGAGCTAGATCCTTAGCTGTTGCAACAGTATAATCAACTGCATGAACATGAAGTCCTACAATTGCATTAACTCTAACACCGATATTAGTACCAATAGGTAGAGCTACACTTGCGTTACCAGTTAATGTAATAACACCAGTTGTGTAATCAATAAATGCAATAGTACCAACAGCAGTTGCATTAGGAACTAGAGTTGCACTAGATAATGCAGCACTAGTTACAGTACCAGCAGTTGTAATGGCGCGGTTAGTAAGTCCATCAACTGCAAAGATAAATACCTTGTTAGTAATAGATGCTGCACGAACTAAATCAGATAATCCAGCAGTAGCATTAATAGCAGTAGCAACTTCACTAGCAGTAGTTGTAGTATTGTTAGTTGTTGCAGTTGCAGTTGCAGTTAAACCTTCTACAGTAACAGTTACAGTTTGAGCAGCAGTTACAGTAGTGATAGTTAGCGTAGAATATGGTTCAACTACAGTTAATACATCACCAGCAACAAAGATATTAGTTGGAGATGCAGTTACAGTTGCAGCACCAGTAGCAGTTACAGCAGTTAACTTAGTACGAGGTAGGAAGCGCAGTACGTTACCTACTTGAGCAACAAATAGTCCAGCAGGAACTTGTTTGCGAGCTTCAGTATTAAGACTAATGTAAGTATTCTGCACAGTTGCCGACACATTAGGATGATTACCATCACTGAATGCGAGAATGGCAGGATCAACTAGAAACGTTTGAGATTGATTGAAATAAGGCATAGTTTATGAACGATATTTTTTAATGTAGTTAGCAGCAATAGAACTCAAATCAGCTTCTTCATCTAATTCTTCTTCATCAAGAACTTCCTCAGCGAAGAATCCCATTTCCATAGCTGGCATACGGTCGAAGATTTCAAGTACAGTATTCATTGCATAGAGTTGAGTTGCAGGATCAACTTCGTTCTCAGCACACACGGTACTAAATGCCGCGATACGTTCATTAGCACTGAAGTTACCCAGTAGAGATTGAACTGCAAATGGAGTCATCTTACCAGCTTCTACAAGAGCGTAAGCACGTTCAGCTACATCAGCTAGAGCTTCTTTAATCTCAGTGTTGCGTTTAAATTCGGCGAACTCACTGTTCTGGTATGTAGCATAGTCAGCTTCCTGGTCTTCTTCATCTAATTCTTCATTCGTATCTAAGTAATCATTGATGTCTTCACCACGACTTTCAATACCCATAACTAATAGTTGATTTTCAGTAGCTTCATCAAGTCCGAGAACTTCAGATAGTGCTAATGAGAGATTATCAGTAGGAGCAATTTCACCTTCAATGATACCAAGTAATACATCAGGATTACATTCTAGAGCATCACTGAGATCAATTAGATATTCCTCAATGTCATCATAACCAGCAGCTTCGCCAAGTTCAAGTAACGCTGCACCATATTCACTACCTACACTAAATTCGGCAACTTCATCACCAGTAGAGTAAGCAGCTTCACCAACTACATCATAGATATCTTCTTCATCAATTTCTAATTCAGCAGCAATGCGTTCTTGTAGGTCGAGATATGCTTGAGTCATGTGTTGCTTATATTCGTCCTTCAACATCACACCAGCGGCAACTGCATTTTGTAGATTCTCAACTAAATCCGCAAATAGTTGATTGTGATATTCAATAGCTTCGTTCATAATACGTCTTAGTTATTTGTTTTGTTGTTTATATGCGTGTCTTATACCGAGTCCTGTACCAATGGCTAATCCAGCAGCACTACCTCTTAATGTTCTACGAAATGTATTTTTAGGGTTACTAGATATTAAACCTAAGACTCCACCGATTTGCGCTCCATTAGCTGCACCACTAGCAGCTTCACTAGTTAATGTAGCTCTACCTAATTTACGTAAGCTAAACTTGCGAGGTTTCTTATCCTTACTACCAGGAGTCCTAGCGAAATCAGCTATTCGGTAGTCAGATAATAACTGCATTATTTTTTCTTACCTTTCTTCATAGCTTTGTAAATACCATAACCAGCACCAGCAGTCAATCCAGCACCTAATACTGCTAATCCAGGAGCAGATGTAGCTAACGCAGCAGCTTGTTGTCCACGTAGACTAGCAAACTTACCAGCTTTACCAGCAGCACCTTTAATACCATCAAATGCTCGTCCAGGTGCGCCTTTATAATCGTAGTTCTTAACTCTATCACCCATATCTTTAAGTGATTGAACATCTCTATCAAATTGACCTTTAGCTCCACCACGAGCAGCTAAATAACCTTTAGCATCAAAATTCTTTTGTGCTTTACGCATATCATATTCTGGTTTACCATATCTCATACCAGCAGCTCCAAGTCCGCCTAATCCAACTGCACCAGCACCAATACCAGCATATAAACCAGCACGAGATTTACGTTTCTTCTTATCCTTACCTCTACCTCTAGCAAAATCAGCGTTGTCGCTAGTTAATGATTCAAATTCTGCCATCGTATAGGCAGCAATAGGACGATTTGTATAATTCATAGACGTTAGTTATAGTTATTTATTACAGTTTGTTTCTTACCACTTAATCCGCGGTATGCTCCAACAGCTAATCCAGTTCCAACTAATGCACCAGTACCGATAGCTAAACCTTTACCAGTTTTAGTCTTCAATGCAGTTTTACCAGCTTGATAAGTTGCAGATCCGTATTTACGTAATCTTCCAGCTTTAACTTGTTTCTGCTGTGCAACTTTATTAACAAATGATTGTTTAACATCATCTGCATCTTTACTAACGCGATTAATAACACGTTTACCTAAATTCTTAACACCATCAATGCTTTCGCGGAGCAACCCAAATTCAGCACGATTAACTGCTTCCATATCAGCCATACTAAATGCTGCAATAGGTAATCCACTAGCATAACGAGCGTTAGGATCATTAGGAGGCATACCCCAATTCTGTTGTTGACCTTGAGCTTGATAACCTTGCACTTGGTTCGGATAAGATCCACCATTAGCTTCCTGCATCATAGGATCTTGTTCTTCCTCACCAGATCCAATCAACGTAAGAAAACGAGTGGCGAAATCATTAATAGCTTGATACTGTACTTCTTCACGACTCTGACCGTTAAGTGCTTGTTCATCAATAGTCTGAATAGTTTCAGTTAGTTCCCATAACTTATTAGTTAAATCTTCGTATTGATTACGAATCTTATCTAACATATCATCACTGTTCTCTAAGTCGTCAAATGTAAGTGCATCTGATTCAAATTCAGCACGTTTAAATAGACTTAGATTAGCAATGGCGGGATTAGGTGTTGCACTAATTTCACGTATTGCATTACTTACTACATCAATGCCAGGACTAAGTGTGTTTAATAATCCTTCATTTAACTGACGTATTGCTTCACCACTTTTAATTGCGATTTGATTAACAAAGATACCTAACTTACCAGTTAATCCCTTATCATCAGCACCAGGAAAATTATCTTCATTAATAGTAGTGCATTGAAATTGAGATTCTACATCTCCAATAACACTAGATTGCTCCTTCTTATGATCCATCAATACTGGAATGCGAGTCTTAGCAAATAACGCATTAGAGTTACTAACTATCTCACGTATTCTAGCTGGACTAAATGTATGTGTTCTCTTCTTAGAGTCAACATGAGTACCTTCAATTAGGACTAATCCTTTCTTAATTACCTTATTAGGTGACTCACTTATTGTTTCTAAATTAGAAGCTGAAAAATAAGCTAATTTATTCATACTTGTTTATTGTGATTTAACTCCTACTAGCTCTATATGTTTCATAATAGTGAATATAATAGACATAGTGGGTTATTGTTCTTAATAAGCACATGATAGATAAACGTAAGTTAATCGGTAACAAAATTAAACGAGCTAGACAAGAAGCTAATTTAACTCAGGAACAGTTAGCTAAGGAACTATTTATGCAGAGAAGTGTATTAAGTAAGATAGAGACAGGTAAGTATTCTGTAGCAGCAGATAGACTAGGCAACTTTAGTCGAGCATTAAATAAAAAAATAATCTATTTTCTAAGTGACATCTAATGGTTAAACAAGACGTTAAAGTTAAATCGTATGTAAGGAAAGGTAAACTAGTTAAACAGTACCAACGTAAACAAGACAGTGCATTAGTTAAAGCAACTATAGTTACTGCAAGTACACTTGGACTAACTGCTGCTAGTTACCTATTACTAAAACGACGTTATATAGGCAACTTAGATAAAGCAGCTAAGTCAATTAAAGTTAATCCTAATGTGGGTATTATATTAAAGAATAATATTGATGATATTACATTTACTATAGGTGGATTTGGTGGAGTTGCTGCAAATGAAGGAGTATTAAAACAAGCTGAAGGATTAACAACTGCTTTACAACGAGCAACGCCTGTTAAGGTAAGAAAAAATATACAGTTCATATCATTAGATCACACCTTTAAATTACAGACGATAGATAAGAATGATCCGGCTTATTTCCCTAAGTTAGTTAAAAAAGTAAGTGAACCATTCTTCAGAGGTCGTAACGATGAGTCAATTAAATTAGCTGAAGAGATTTATAGTTGGCACATTAAAAATCCAACTAAACGAATAAGTATAGTTGGATATAGTGCTGGAGGTAATATGGCTAGAGATATTCAATACATTTTAAATAAACGAGGCATTAAAGTTAAAGTAGCAACTATTGGAACAAGTGACTTTAAATTATTACCAACTAAGAATGATCTTAATATAATGGGTGATAAAGATTGGTTCGAGAAGTTACGTGCGCCAAACTCAGTTGTAATACCTAACGTTAATAGTCATAGATTAGATGCTTATTTAACAAATGCAGATACCAGAAGTAATGTAACTAAACCTATTATTAAACATCTATATAATAACTAAGTTGACTTCTTAGGTCTACCACGTTTACGTTTAACTGGAGTTGCTGGATTTGGAGTTCCTGGATTAACTCCTAACTGTTGTTTAAGTTTCTTAGCTAATGCTTTACGAGTTGCACGTCTATCTTCAATATTACTAGCTCCCTTATAACTAAAGTCTTTATTAGTCTTGATAGCTAAATATAGATCATTATCTGAATTATAGTTAACTGAAGTTAGTTTACCACGTGCATTATTAACTCGTTTATTAAGTGTTGCATCATTACGTTTAATACGTCTAGTAATTAAACTATCTTCACGTTTAGTAAACGGTTGTATATTAACTGCTTCACTTGGTAAGTTATCTAATTCGCGTATGTATTTACGTCTAGCGTCTCTAGTCATAGCTCCACCAGTTACACTAGCTGCCATAATATCACCAGTTGTATTAGTGATAGGTTGACTTATAGTTTTAGCAGTTTTATTAACTATAGTTTTAACAGTTGGACTAACCTTATTTACAATCTTCTCACTTAACTGAGCTATGTTGCGACGATATTTAAATGCAGTTAATAAACCTGCTATAGAAGTCGCGCCTATTAATCCTTTACTAAGATTGGTTAACTTCTTCTTACCATCCTTATCTCTCTTAAATAACTTATCCGTTACTTTAGTTAGTACACGATTATAACCACGTACTAACTTACCTTTACGAACTGATTGTTTAACTTTAACTTGTTTCATTTAGTTTTATTTTTATTATTGTAATATCTAGCTGCTAACGTAGCTCCTAATAAACCGCCACTTAAAGTTAAACCTATCTTTCCACTTAACTTACTTCCTTTTACACCTTTAATTAAATCTTTAGTGTCATCTATATTCTTAGCTATACTATCTCTAAGTTTATAATTAGAACCACCACCTTCAAGTTCTACACGATCTAGGTTCTTTAATACGTTACGTTGTTCATCTACAAAATCATTTAACGTTTTAATACGTTTATTTATTTTAGGTTTGTATCCATATTTATAAGCACCATAACCTAAACCACTTCCAACTAAAGTAGATCCACCAACTGTTAGTAACTCACGTCTTTTATTACGAGGTTTCTTATCCTTACCTCTACCAAATGTAACTAGTTTGTATTGCATAAAATATCTAGCGTTATCCCTATCGTATTGGTATTTTCTAATCGCATTAACTCCACCTCCAATAAGTCCACCTTGAATACCTCCAGTTAGTGCGTTTGCTCCAGCAATTAATCCTGCACCTCCAGCTAACATACCTGCATTTTTTCTAAGACTAGGATTACGACCTTGTGCTTTTAATGCTGCTCTTATAGCTTGTCTACCATCTTTACGAGCTAATGCAGAAGCAATACTTAAACCAGTTAACCCAACTCCAAGACCAGCACCCCATTTAGCACCAGTTAACATACCACGTCTAATACTAGGACGTTCTCTCTTCTTCTTATCTTTAGAACCTAATCGTCTTGCAAATGTTGATAATGAATAGTCAGATAAAATGTACATAATTTATTTAGAGTTTAATGTTATTGTGTTTGTCTATCATCTGTTTAATATCTAATTCAGTAAAACCACGTTCTTTAAGTGACTTAATTATCTTATTTAAGTCTACACTACCACTAACTCTAGTTGTGTCAATATTATTAGCTTTAGCATAAGCATCTAATGATTTTTTAAGTACCTTACGTTCAGCTTCTCTAACTGCCGGATCATTCATTTTAGCAACACCAGCAAAATATCTACGTTCTGCTTTACTTAATGGTATATCTAAATCCTTAGTAACTGCTTTATAAATAGTATCTCTTAATCCATCTTTACCTTCAACTGCTGCTACACGCTCACTATCAATAACTATTCGTTTAGCTATAGGAGTTAATGTTTCATCATACATCTTCAATACATCACTAGCAGTTGGTGATTTATTCATTTTAGATTTAATACCATATAAATTAATACTTAAATCTGCTGATTGTAAATCACTATTACTATACAACGATTGATATTTCCTTCTAAGTTCATTTAAATCTTTAGGTGCAGTTCTAGCTTGTTCTCTAGCTTTAATATTAAATGCAGCTACAGTATTACGATATGATTCATTTGGATTAAATAACACTAATGATTTAGTATTACGGGCTTTAAGGAACTTATATCCTTTAACTCCACCTAATGTAGCTAATCCTAATCCACCTATTCCACCAACAGTTAATCCTATATTCTTTAATTGTTGTTTAGCTTTCTTGTTATTCTTATTAATTAAGTTAGAAGGTAATGATCCTAAGTAAGCACCTGCTATACCACCCAGAGTAAATTTATTACCCCAACTTAGAGGTATACGTTTACCATACTTAATTGCAGCAAGTCCTCCAATTCCAAGCCCTGCAACACGTCCTACATCAAATACTGTATCTTTAATTGATCTGTTATAAGATTTAACAGTTTTACCATTGCGAACATAAGACTTAACTTTAGATTGTTTTACCATAATTTTAATTGAATGAATAATCTGCCATAGTCATAGGTCTATTACTTCTAACCTTAGTTACTAAGTTATTAACAACCTTAGATACTTTACGTTTACTAGACTTAGATAACTTAGAATCTTTAATAGGTGAATTAACTAACTTCTTTAATCTATTCCTGTATATCTGTTTAACTCCATCTTCACTATTCTTATCTACTCTTAAATCAAAATCATAACGAGCATTATCTTTATTAAACTGTTGTCTTAATTCAGCTTGTCTACGTTTAATTATATCTGACTTAGCTTGTTTACCTTTAACTCCACGAGCAGATAAGTTACCACGAGCAGATAATTCTTGATTTCTCTGAAGTTCTTTTAGTGGATCTTTAACTTTAAATTGAACCTTATCAAATTTATCTTTTAATTCATCACTAATGTTAGAAGGTTTAGTTACATTAGATAAATCTACCTTCTTCATATCTTTAAATTCATTAGCTAACCTTAACTTCTTAGCTCCAAATATTAGTCCAGTTCCTAATAGTGCCGTTCCAGCAGTAAGTAGATATGGATTAATGCGGGATTTACGTTTCTGTTTATCTTTAGATCCTATAGTTCTTGGCATATTATTTACCTTGTTTATCTTTATTATAGAAGGGATTAAGTCTCTCAAATGTTTGCACTAGTTTACCTTTACGAGCATAGGCTTTAACTTTAATCTTACGACTTGGTAACTTATAGTTTTCTAATGTTTCTTTACGATCTTTATATTTATTTAAACCAGCTTGTATTCCAGATGCTCCACCAGCTAATGCTCCTAATGCTACACCTTTAACTAATCCATTCTTAATACCTAATGCAGTTCCTACACCTAAACCAAGATAACCTCCCATTGCTGCGTTAGTTAATACAGAACTAGGTAATGCTTTAAGTATCTCATTTTTCTTACTTATCTCTTGTTTAGGTTTCTTAACTACTGCTATAACTTTAGGTTGTACTACTACTTTCTTCTTATCATCTTTACCTTTTAATAGTTGAATACCTTTAGCTCCAAGTAATCCAGCAGCAGTTCCACCAACTCCAAGTATTCCAAGTCCTGCTAATACTCTTCCTTTATTAGCACCCATTAATTTAGATGCACCTTTTTAAGTTACCATTACCTTCTTTTTCTAATAGATATTTACTTGCACTAAATCTATTACCAAATGCTCTAACTTTCTCTTTAGTTTTAAGTGCATTACCACCAAATCCACCTTTCTCTGATGTGAATGAATCTTTATATTTAAGTGGATTACCAAATGGATCATCTATATCGTATTTAAATCTATTTGTATCATTGAAGTATTCATCTGTTCCTGGTAGATAAACAGTTTTACCAACTCCAGCAGCACCTAATAATGGAGATTGTAATAACTTCTGAGTCCAACCAGCACTAAGACCTAGATTCTTACTAACTTCTTGAGCTTTTAATTGATTTTGTAATCCATCTTTCAACTTCAATAATCTAGCAGCTTTCTTATCACCACTATCAACTTTTTGTTCTAAAAAATTATTAAGTAAACTATTATAATTTGTTTTACCTTTTCGTTTACCAAAACCTCTACCATAAGTATTAAAATCTTTTTTACCTTTTTGATATTCTTTAAATTCATCCTTATAATCATTAAATAACTTATTAAACTTAACTTGAGTTTTTCTAATTGATTTAATTCTACTAGGATCTTTATATCCACGTTTAGCTACATCTTGAGTATTCTTAACTAACTTCTCAATTTCACGTCTCATTGATTTTAAGTCACGTTTAAGTTTCTCTGGATCTGCTACATAACTATCATATAATGCCTTAACATCAGCACTTATTACTGATTGTTTCTTCATCTCAGCTAACATTTGTTCAGGAGTCATTCCATCTAATTGCTTCTTAAATGGTTTCAATATACTATTTACTCTTGCACCAATAAATTTAGAACCACGTTCAACATCTTTTTCAGTTAACTTACCTGCTTTAGAACCACGATAACCAAGTACCTGTATTTTCCTAGTTATTACATCACCTATAGAACTTAATCCATTTCGTTTATCCCAAAATACATGATCTGGATTCTTACCACTTAGAAATGTATAACCTTTACTACGTTCTAGGAACTCTTTAGGTAACTTCATTGAAGAAGTAACACCTTCCATAGTTCCACCATAACCAGGATCTAAATAACCCTCTTTAATAATATTTGCAGCAGCTTTACGACTAGTACCATGTTGTTCTAAACGTACACCTAATGCTCTAGGTAAACCACTTCTAATAGATTGAGTTCCTATAGCTGCTGATCCACCTAATAGTGCAACTCCACCTATTTTCTTACCTACTTGAGATTTCTTCTTATCGGAGTTATCTGAGTCTTTGAATTGTGCAATAATCATAGTTGTATTATCTATTTAATAGTTTACTTAATTTAGGAACATCTGTATCTGTAAGAAAAAAGGAATGGCGCGATTTAGTGTCATTAAATAATGTTAGTTTGCGTGAACTACTAAAATCTTGTAATAATCTTTCAGTTCTTTCAATGTCATATTCTCTTTCAATAACTTCTGGAGATTTGCGACGTTTAGTTAATTCATTTTGATAAATCTGTTTAATCATAGTATCTCTATTATTAATTTTCTTTAATCGAGTTACATACTCTTTATCTACGATAGATTCAATAACTAATTTATCTGGTTCTATTTTAGTTAGACCTAAACTATCTCGATATAGAATTATCTCTTTACGTAAATAAGAATCTGTATAGTTATGTTTACCTGTTTTTAATTGATTTAAACTAGTTTGTAAACGTTCTAAATATACCAATTGTTTATTACTTTCTGCATACTTTTTAAGTCGTTTATTAACTAAACCAATACTTTGTTCTAATTTAGCATCAGTCATTTTAGCAGCATCTCTAGTAGTTTTATTAATAGCAAACTCAGTTAAGTTATCTACTCTTTTAGGTAATGGTATTCTAGTTATGTCTACTTTAATAACGTTATCTTTAACTGCATTATCTACAACCTCTTTAACTTTACTTGACTTAGTAGATACTTCTTTAACTGTGTTATTGATAACTTCTCTAACTACACTTGGAGTATTAGTTACATTAACGATTGGAGTTGGTACATTAACTGGAACTTCAGGTTTAATGTTCTTAATTAATGACTTAACTTCATCTAATGATCTTGCACCATTACGTTTACCTAATAGATATGCACCACCTAATAATGCAGTTCCAGTTGCACCAATAGTAATATCACGTAATCTATCTCCTATTGATCTATCGTAACTTCTGACTACTTTACCTTTCCTAATAAATGATTTAACTTTGGTACGTTTGAAGTTAACTGTATCTGACATTAAAAACATATTATTTCTTACCTTTATTAAGTTTACGTTCTTTATATTTCTCAATTAACTTACTACCGCCAGTTAATACAATTCCACCTAATAATATAGAACCTAAGATTTTCGCATTAGCTGATATTGCAGGATCGGCTCTGTTTATTTTTTTAACAAAGTTATTAAACTTACCACCAAATGGTTTAACTCTAATTTCAGGTATTTTTTCTACTTTTGCATATTTATTATTTCGTCTAGCTAACTCTTCTTCAAATTGTGATGCTAACTTCTGTTCAGCATTCTTAGGTTTAATAGAATTATGATGTTTATATTTCTCTTTACGAATTAATAAACCGTCTCTATCTAAAGTATTAGCTCCATATAATAATCCTGCTCCAGTTGCCATAGATAATATACCTGCGGGAATATATTTTCGAGTTCTCTTTTTCTTATCTTTACTTCCAACACGTCGCGCAAAATCTGCCATTAAATACATAAGTTTATTAATTAAGGTATCATATCTATTTTACATCTATTAATAGATTTCTTAATCCCATAGCTCTAAGTTTACTTCGCATTAAACCATTCTTATAATCACTAATAAACTCGCTAGTTAATACTGCCATATCATTACCTGTGTAATTACGTGCATCTAAACTAGTCAAACCTAACTTATTCTTAATTAACTCAAGTTGTCCATCTATTGCTAACTCAATATTATCTAATTGTCTAACATATGATTCAAATTGTTCATTACTTACATTCATGTAATTATAAAGTATAGTATTCTGTAACTCTTCTAAATCACGTTCTAATACTCTAGGATTAACTTGTCCACCAACAAAAACTTTTTTAACTTTATCAAATTTACCAATTAATTTATCTTGTAATCTTAATAGAACACCACGTTTACGTTTAATGTACTCCAACTTAAATAACTCATTATCTAATAAATCATTTCTGATTCTTTTTAGTGTTGAATAATGACTAGTTTCACCTAACTTTAATGAAATTGCATTCCTTAATGTATTCTCAGATTGTATTATCTGATTATCTAATCGTTGGATAATAGGATTACTAATAATAACTTGTTCTGGAGTAAATCCAGGTGGAATTAATTCATTACTTAGCTTATTCAACCCTTCATCTATAATTGCTTTTCTAGCTAACTTCATTGATTGAATAGATGAATAAATCTTAGTATTAGCATCTTCTATTTCATTAATGTAATGTTGAATTTTATCTACATCTTTTTTAAATTGATTAAGATCATTTTTAGTTAAAGTAGCTTTAGTTATAGAGTTATATTGTTTAACTCTAGTTGTAATGTCATCTACTGAAGATTCAGTAGTTGCTGTCATAAATGGATTAACTAATTCATATCTATTATCTATTTCAATAGCTTTAGTAATAGACTCATCAATAGTATTAGTGCGCCAATTAACTACATCTTCTAATACTTTATTTGCTCTATCAATGTTAATTGTAGTTGGTACACGTTCAGGTATTTGTAATGGAACTAATGGAACATCAATAATATCATCTAGTAATGCTTGACTTAATGCTTTAGTTGTAACTACTGCTGGTTTACTTCTAATAATATCAGGTATGTTAAGTGGAGTTACATTACTCTTCTTAAATGCCGCATACATAGCAGCAGTTCCTAATATGCCAGCAGCAGCCCATTTAACAACATTGTTATTAAGTAATGATGATACATAGATTGGTACATTAAATGGTTCTTTAGTTTCAGATTCCTCTACACTGGTAAGAAAACACGAGCAATTTGCGTGAAGTAGTGGTTGACTTTGACTATTACTTAACAAGTCATCTATCTTAATTATTCCTTTACCATAACCATAATCATAGATAGCGCGTTCCTGACATATTGGACATACAATACCATCCATCTTAAATGACTCAAGTTGTGGTGATCTATTAATTAACTCAGATAATTTATTGTATATTTTACGATATCTAGTATTATAATCGCCGGGAATCATAGCACGTTTATGTTCAATACTATTGTTCCACTTAACAAACTTAATATCTTGTTTAATGTAGTAATCAAGCCGTCCAAGATTATAAGCGTGTCCCATTTCAGTTATTGCAATACGTTTAGTACGAGCCTGATTATTCTTTAGTTTTCTTACTTTCTCAAGTAACTTGTCACGATAAGCTCTTAAATCCTGCATCTTATAAACTGCTTTATCTGGTAACTCATTAAGTAGTTTCTTATCAGGGATAGTTAACTTAACATCAGGATCATACTTCTGTTTAAGGAATGCTACACTCTCATAAACATTCATATCTTTAGTTGCAGTTAATTTAGTTGGGATATCATCTAATCGAGTTTTAATTAACTCAAGTTGTTTATTGTATTGCTCCATTTGTTTAGCATCTTCTCTAGTTAACATTGCACTAATACGTTTATAATAAGTAACGTCTTTATCAGGGCTATTATCTGCTAAATAACCAGTAGTTTTAGTTTCTTTTTCACCAACAAGTATCTGTTGTAATGTCGCTTTATATCGTTTGTTCAGATCATTACCTATAGTATTAATACGTCTATTTAAATACGATTTACCAAACTCAGTTTGTTCAAGTAATGGTACATCGCCTCTAGTAGATTCAATTTGACGACGTTGTTCAATTGCTTGAACTGAATCTCTAATATTAGCAGGTATCTTACTAGCATCTAACTTAGTTGTTTGTAACTTCTGTTGCTTCTTTAAGGTACGTTCAATTAAACGTTGTTCTCTAGTTGATATACCTTTAGTTGATTTAGGTCTATCATTAATATCATTAAGTGTTTGATTATGTCGTTTAACTTCATTAATTAAATCAAGTTCTTCTCTCTTCATTTGTTTTAATACATCAGCATCACTATCAGAAGTGTCATAACCTTTAACTCTTCTATACTTAGCTAAGTTTAAATTACCATTCTCATCTACAAATGATTTACGCCAAGCATCTCTATCTCTAACTGCTTTACTTAATTGTTGATTAACTTCAGCTTTATTAACACGAGGTAATACTTCAGGTGTAACATCTTTAGTATCTTTAGATAACTCATTTAACTTAGCTATGTTAGCAGGATCAGTTAATTCAAAAAACTTATCTTGTTTATCTTTAATTAAGTTATCCTTAGCTGCGATAAGTGCATTTAACTCATCTTCACGATTACGTATAACTTGAATAGCTCTAACTTTATCTACATCATTATAAGTACCTTCTTTATCAATTGATCTTAATATCTTAGTACCACTATAATTACCTTCTTTATCTTGATAATCACGACGTATTCTATCTAACTCAGATTGATAACCTTCCTTTTCCTTAGTAATTTCATCAATCTCATTTCTTAATTTCTCAAGTGGTGATGCAAATTCCGCAATGCTATCAGAGTAAGAAAAAAGGGATGGCGGCGTTTCATCTATTGCATGAGTACGTCCGAGATTCCAACTATCATTCCATAACTTATTTAATTGATTACTGATAATGAGACTTAAGTTATCTTGTTTACGCGATAATGAGTTACCTATACTATTAGTTAATCCATCTGTAAATGCAGTAACTAACTCATCTTGTTCTTTAATGTACTTGTTGATGTTCATAATAAATAAGCCGCGATTAGTGGCGGCTTCTAGTGTTATATGTAGTTTAACTTAATTTAGTTATCCTTAGTTAGTTGTAATTAAGTTACTGAATTAATTATTAACAGAGTTTAATATCTCATCTTTAGCTTGCTCAGATATAACTTGATCTGGATATACTGGGATGTTAGTAAACACGTTATGTTCAATACTTTTAAACATTATATAAGGATAAGGAACATACTGTTGTAGATGAGCTTTATATGTGTCTACAAAGTTAGTGTTAACGTAGTTAATAAATTCAATGTTATTCATGTTGGCGTAGCGAATGACTTATTATATGCGGCGATAACTTCAGTTGTATACTTCTCAATAATTAAGTTCTGATATATCGTATCTAAATCAAAGTCAGTTATAGCTAATCTATAACCCATTAACTTATTACCTACATACCAAGTTAATTTAATTGTCCATAACTTAGATTCGTTATCGTAGTTATAAGTAATGTAGTTAGATGTATCTGGTTTAAGTTGTTCATAAATAACACCACTTAAACAACTTATTAATACTGTGTGTTTCATAACTCTACTTTACCTTAGTTAACTTAACTGTAACATCATTAATAAACTCATCTGTGAATAGATGTGAGAACTTATCATCTTTAACTTGCACATCTAAATACCATTCAGAACTGCGCCACTTATTTTTCTTACCTTTAACATAATACTCCTGACATAGTTGTTGTGTAGTTAGGAAACTCACATCATTCATCCTATCTAGTAGTAACTGTGCTTCATTAGTTATTCCTAATGGTGATAGAAATATAAACTTAATAGGACGGTTGAACTTATCAGCACATAACTGATAATAACCTTTATCTCCTATAGTTTTAGCTATGTCATTTGTAGTTATCTTATTTAACTTTAACTCATATACTATAACATTACGTCCATTAGATTTAACGAAGTCAACTCTTCTAGTTTTAGTTGTTGCATTAATAGTATTGATTAGTGGATGTTCAATGTAGAATCTACCACCATCAGTACATAAATCAATCCAGTTCTTAATGCGGAATGCTAAATCAACTTCATTACGTGGCGCAATTGGAATCCCGCGTACATTGGCGGACTCTTGTTCTAGTAGTAATTGATGTGACTGTTGATACTGCTGTTTTAGTTGATATAGAGTTAAGTCAACTTTAGCAGCAAATTCAGGTGATAACCATTGGGCTATTCGTATTGCAACTATTTCATGTACCCAAGTTCCTTGTTCATAAGGATTACCACCTTTAATTGTTTGAACAAGTTCGTTACCCTTAATTCCGGTGATCGTGGAAACCTGTTCTATATAAGACTTTGACCATTTGTTCTCGAAAAAGTGATCTATTCTTTTACCACCTGCTTTGCACATTGCAGTTGCATTCCAATAGTTATCTGAAGTGCGGCGATAAATTGATTCGTTATTAAAATCAAAGGCTTTAACTATATTACTCATTAATTTTGTTCTCCATCATAAATTTAATAATTTGATTAATACCTTGAAATTCTTCACCTTGTTTAACTCTAATAATAGTACAGTTCAATTTAGCAATTAAATACTGTTCACGTTTAATATCGTTATCTTTAATATCTACGTTGTTATGATGTGTTTCGTCGTATTCAATAACTAGATTATATTTTTCATTATAAAAATCTAAATAATAATTATCTACTTTCTTTTGATATTCAAACACTAATAGGTCTTTAAATGTAGATTCTAATAATAATTTAAATTCAGTTTCGTCTCTTTTAAACTCATATCTAATACTATGTACATTTAACCATTGTTGAAAGTACGGTAATAATTTGTTATGAATCCATGTTCCTTGTTTAGTAAAGTTACCACCTTGACGTTTAATTACACATTGTTTTAAAATTTCAGACTCGACTGCTTTAATAGCTTTTTTAGTTCCTGCGTTTTCTAACCAATGTTTAACCTCTTTACCATGATCTTTAGCAAGTGCTGTAGCGTAAATATATTCATCTAAATAGACATCGCTCATATTACTTATCCTTATTTTTTCTTACCTCTACATCATACTACAATAATTCAAGTTTTAGTTTAATGTAGTTACTAATTGATCTCTTCTCTAGTTCAGCCAACTTAACTAACTGTTGATATTGTTCCTCAGTTACTTTAAAGTTAACCATCTTAGTTGCTAATGTTTTAGTCATAATACACTACTTAATTAACTTACTCATCCACTATATCATACTAACTTAACTTAATTAATGCAAGTAGTTGTCATTTCTCATAGATCTATGTTATCTTAGTTATTAGTTAATTACATACACATAACTACAATGAACGTTGAACATTTAGTAGAAGTTGGTTCTAGAGCAGTTTACGATAAGTTCACTGACACTATTCCTAAGTACAAGTTACAAGTAGCTTTCATGGCTATGATTGAAGCAATTAAAGCAGCATCATTAACTGAGTCAGTTAGCATTAAGGGATTTGGTACATTTAGCACAACTGAAGTTAAGGAACGTACAGTTAGCACTATCTTTACTAAAGAACCTAAGTTAGTTGAAGCTCATAAGAAGGTTAGCTTCAGACCAGCTAAAGAATACAAGAGTAAAGCACGTTACGATAAACAGGGTTAATAGACGAAGTTATTTAACTACTGCAACATAAAGAAAAAGCACCTTCAATTAAGAGGGTGCTTATTTTTTTGGTCACTAACGTTATTATAACATGAACGCATCTGGTGGTAACTTACTATCTACATTTAATCTAGCTACGATACGACCAACTCCAATAACTAATGTTCTATCAAATGTATATTCAATTAGACAAGTTCCATCAGGATGATACGCCGGACTCATGAATGTTATCTCAGTTCTAGTTAATCTAGTTACTATTGCATTATCAAACTGATATTCGATGTTGTCTATAAACAGAGTTATATGAGATTGATCTGTATATGCTTTCTTTAATATCTGATTAATAGTCATAGTGTTATTCAAATAAACCTTTAATATAGTTACGAGTCACATTAACTGTAACACCATAACTACTATCCATTATATGTTCTCTTATTTCAGCACGAGTTGTATTACCTGGACTATCTGTAATAACTTGAAGTGGCATATAAGTAACGATGTTTGACGTAACTAGATGATTAAGTGCCATCTGCATACTATCAATAGCATCATCATTCTTACCACGTGGAAACATAGTAGCTTCTAGTAATAGTGGTTTAATCCAACTATGTACATTCTCATCTGGAACTAATACGTTACCTGCATTAATTTCTGGCACACAACTAAGGATACGTTGTTCTTTATCACCTTTAGTTATGAGTGGTATAAGTCCAGTTATCGTGCGTTTAAGTAATGCAATTACAGCATCTCCATTTGCACGTTGTTCAATTAACCTAGTTCTTATCATCGGATACTTATTACACAACTCAATTATGGATTCTACTTGTTTAAGTATATCCATTTTGCCATACACTAAGTCAATAATGTAGAACTTGTTATCCTTACGTCCCATAACTATAAGTGACGTATTATCGCTAGTTTCCTTATCGTTCATAGATAAATCGAATGCCATGCAAGTTGCATCAAACTGAGTTGGAAGTATGTACCAATTCTGCCACCATTCACGCCTAATAAGTCCACCACCGAGCGGAACTGGTTGTTGTTGATATTGACTAGCATAGCTCCATTCCTCGTCCTTCTTGAGCCTCTCAACCACATCTCGCGGAAATCGAATTGGTTCAAGTAATTCATTCTGATTAGTGCGCCAATCAGTCCAACCAATGCGAGTCCAGTATCTCTGAGTGTCTTCATATTCCATTGGGAGACATAGATGTTCCCAAACTCCTTCTTGTTGTAAGAAAAAACCAGTCATATCCATTTCACTAACCCTTTGTTGAACCAAGATGATAACACCTTCTGATTGGTTGTTTAAACGCGACATCAGAGTATTGCTGACCCATTGATTAACTTTATCAAGTGTATTCTTACTATATGCAGCGTTAGCTTTAACAGGGTCGTCAATTATAATTGTGTCTGCACCAATACCAGTGAAGATACCTTCAGGACATGATGTGGCGAATCTACGACCATTAGCATTATTCTCATAGTCATTCTTCATATTCTTATCGCGTCTGAACTCCCATGGTGTAGCACCCATATCGCGCCATACTGTAGCCATACCTCGCTTATACCAATCAGATTGCATTATCTGACGACTATGTACACTACCTTCTTCTGCTAATCCATAACCATAACTAACGTTGGCGAATTTAAGATGAGGCTGCCTTATCCAACAATAGGCTGGAAATGCTTTAGTTACTAATGCTGACTTAGCAGTTCTAGGTGGTACGTTAATTATAAGTCGTTTTATTTCACCAGTTAATGTTGCATCTAGATGTTCGGCTATTGCGTGTAGATGTTTAGCTGGTAGGAATACTTCGCCATTGAATGTCTGCCAACTATGAGCTAGGAAACTGTAACTAGATTGATATGCTTGAACGTAACTTTGTTCTTCTAGTAGTGATTCTAATTCATACTGTTCATCCTTATTATCTAGTATCGCTAGTTCATATAACTTGTTCTCTATGTTAGCTAGTTCTTTTTCTAATTGTTCGCGGGAAGTCATGTTAGTATAGTTTAAGTTAATAACGTGGACTAATCCACCATAACAGATAATGGATATTAAAGTGGAAACCATATGATTATACAGAACGTAAGTTTAGGTAAATAGATCAAAGCTACCTAGTTCATGTTAGGTAGCTTATTTAGTGCGCGTCTTGTACTTAGTATAAATTTATACTTAGGTTAGGTCGCGCCTTGATTAGATTGCTTCGTTGTCCTACCCTTTTTTTCTTACGAGATAGCATTACTTTTGTTTCAAACTCTGTTGAAATTTATTAATCCACTTAAATCTTTCATATTTTTGTTAACTAGTATTACACCTTTATCTTTATCTGTCATATTATTTCTAAGAGAATAACGTGTTTTACCATTATGTGGTTTTCCAGTATATGCTATTTCAATATAACGTTCAGATAAACTATCAGGATTTAATCTAGTTTCATTATTTAGATTTAAATCATTTGGTGTTGGTGTATTTTTAACATCTAACTTCCAATATGACGTGTCATCAATTAAATTATTTAAATCTTCATAATTTAAAATTTGACCATCTTTAAAATTTATAGCTGTTCTGTGTGGAAGAACTAATCTAACTACTGATTGATGATTATCTATTATTTCTTTAGGTGTAGTTAACTTCATTGGATCAATGACATTATTTACTTTGTTAACTTTACGTGTACTTTGTCTAACTAATTTACCATTCCTTAAATAACTACGAACTCCTATAGTTGTTAATGCAACACCTCCTAGTAATCCTGCTCCTATCATTAAGTTACGTTTGAGATTGTTGTTCTTAGCTTTACTTTGTTTGAACTCCGCTATATCTGACATTAAATAGATCATGTTGTTATTTAGTATTGTTGTTATCAAGTTGCTTACGTATCTCAGCACGTCGTAACTCTAATTCTTCTTTAACTTTATCACTATCAGTTAGTAGTTTGTTTAAGTGAGCAAGTCTAGTTTTACTTACTTCCTTATTCTTACGCTCAGTTAATGTTGCTTCTTTAATCTCATCTAATAGTGATGCCGTGTTAGGCTCACCTAGAATACTTCTCACTGTAGTTACGCTATCTTTAATTGCTCCTATTATATCTTTGAGATCTCTTGGTTTAAGTGGTGGTAAATCATCATAACCTCCTGTTACGTATGGTTCTAGAAACTCTTCCATTAGTTGATTAGTCTTCTCTAGTATTCTTAGATGTTGTGCATCGAACTTACCGCTTTCTCCCATCAAGTCATCTAGATTAATTTCGGTATTCTTGATGCGTAGTTTACGTTTGAATTGAGTACGTTGTAATAACCATTTGCCACTTTGACTTCTATTTCTTATTGTTTCTAGTTTGCAACCATATTGTTGACATAGTTGTTCATGAGTTGGAAATGTCTTACGTTTAAGTCCAGTACCTGCATCTCTCTCATCTCTACCTTGTACGAACTCTCTTTCAATGATGTCCCAGGGGAATAGTTCATTTGCCATGACGTAATTATGAGTTTTATTATTACCTTAATTCTACATTGTATTAGTGGGGGTAATGGTATATATAGTTGGTATGTAGTTTTGAGTTAGTTGTGTAATGTATGATTTATGTATTTGTTTCACCCAAAATCCCACATTCCTCAACCTCTGAAACCCTTACTGTGTAAGGGTTCTAGCCTTCAAAACTATGTAGTAGAGTATGTAGTAGTCAGTGTATATTGAAGAAGTGGAGGAAACGACCTCACACACTGAACCACTGAAAACCAAATAATCTCATCCTACGGGAAAGTAGATTGTTGTAATACTTGATATGAAAGTTAACTAATCATAGTTAATAAGTCATTAGTTAAGTGAAAGTAGGCAACTATAGCACTTAACTATCTATGACTATCCGCTAATCCCGTAATGATTTATAACGTTAGTTCTCTATCTTAGAACTGATAGTAAGTAGATGTAACTGCTTGGGATAACCAAGACTACAATAACTCTAGTCGTAGTATTAATAGTATTAATACCATGTAGAGTCAGGAGTACATTAAGATAGCTATTGATAAGATAAATGGTTTAAATACCCGAACTAATAAGCTAGTTAATAAATCACTTCTAGCGAGAGTAAAATAGTGGATAACTACTATGATTTATTAACTATGGTGCAAGTCCAGAATTAAAAGTAATGTTTGCTAATACCATAAATTAGCTAGGTTTGTAAGGGTGACTAGTTCTATGTCACCTGACAAGGATCTATGAAAGCGGTATCACGTTAGGGGCTGGACGTGGATAATATACGCAATATAAATGTATTGACTCAATTTCTTAACGGTTAACTACTGGATGACTCCAGTACTAACTAAGTAAGAAAAAACTATACTTCATTAAATGATGTAACTAAACATGAATTAGATAGATGATTAAATACCAGTTAAGTAACATTAGTTTGTATTAGTGTTACTTTACTGTTAGTTAATTGATAACTACAGGTTGCTAACTTCATTCAATAGGGTAGAATATCATGCAATTACAAAATCAAGTATACGCATTATCTAATGCTAGTAACTTTGGAGTAAGTTATTCTTGTTTCGGTGGTAAAAAGGGTAATGTTCCTATCGTATATACACTAGAAGTAGTTAACGGTAAAATTAACATCTTTTTTCACTCAACAGTGCCAGTTAAGAATGAAATAACTGGTAAAACTGATAACATTCATAACAAAACTCCAATGGGTGAGATTAAAGCTGTACCCGGATCACTGTATATTCAACTTAATGAAGACTTGTTACCTAACAAACTTGTATTTGACGAAAACAAATTTCACTGGGAAGTGTTAGTATCACTAGCGCTACCATATTGGATTAATAAAGCTAGTGATTTAGTTGAAAATAACAGGATCGCGCCGATTTGGCTAATAATAGCTAAATTAATAAAGTTAACTAGCTATGATGTAATGAATGATTTACTAGATATCTATGATGTAAGCACGGTTAAAGCGTTTACCGCTAATCAGTGGTGGGATGTACTAGATATATGCGCTAGGGAAGTGCCTAGTATACCGCAGTTCCGTAACGCTTTAAAGGGAAAACCAGTTACATTAAATTCTGTTGATCCGCGATTTATACCTTGTATGAGTAGTGATGATCAAGATAACCGTAATGAGTTATTAATGAAATATCTATCTAGTGCAAGTCAGTCTGCACTAGCTAGTGCAACTGGTTTAAAAGTCACTCAACTATACAATCTATTTTCTAACCAAGCTATGTTAGTAACATTGTGTAGTCAACACAACATAGATGATATACCTGATATAGAACAATACAACATAGATGATATAGAACCAACTGCATAAAACAAGCGTAGCAATAGATGATCAATAATGCGGATCTAGTTAATAAATAAGATTAGATCCGCATAGTTGGTTATTCATTAATACAGGAATACAGCATTATGAACTTTAGAGAATTAAGTTATAGAGAGATACAACATGAGTGTAAATTACGTAACTTACCAGCTAAGGGTAAAGTTATAGAACTTATTGCAGCACTTGAGAACTATGAGTTAAGTAAGAAAAATAGTGATGATTACACTGATTTAATTATTAATGGTACTTCAGCATTACAAAATCAGTTTATAGATGATAGCGCGGATCTTGATGACGGTTATTTATCATCATTTGATATATTTGGGATAGATGTATCAAGTGAACCTGTTATTAATGAAGTTACAGGTGTTACTGTAACAGAGATTAAAGTAACTCAACCTATTAATAAAGTAGTTGCACAACCTGTCACAATTCAAGTTAACAATACTAACGTTAGTAATACTCAAGTTACTAATAAAGTTTTATCCTATGAACAACTAGACTCATTTTATAATAAAGGTTTTATTTGCCTTAATAATAACTCTCACATAACGGGTATAGATGCCCGCATTATCCTATCTAAGTTATGGGTTAATTATCCCATTATTCAAAGTTACTTAACGGATTATGAAGATCATACTTCTATCCTTAAAGTGCAATTTGGGTTAAGTAAAGAAATAACGGAAGTCAAGAAGATCATTAAAAAAGGTCGTAACTTAGTACCTGCTACTGTGGAAACTGGTAAACCAAAAGTTAGAACAATCTATGTAGCTAATGATCGTGGTAACGATCTCGGATTACCAAGTGAGAAAAGATCCGCCTATAAAAGCGGTTTAAAAAATGGGGTAATTGATCATAATGTTGCTACATCAATATATATTGACAATAAGTTGTTGTATTCTGCTAGTGGTAGTGTGACTGTATTACCTAGTCAAGCATACACTAAAAATGGTAAATCTAAGGAACATAAAGCTGATTGTGGATATATAGGACAATCTAAAAATACTAAGAATAAACGTAACACTGGAGTTAAACTGACTTCTAGTGTACAGCAAGGTATAAATACCAATCTAATGGGTAATCTATTCAAACTAGCGGGTCATGATCATAAAATGCAAGTAGAAATTGCATCTAATGGTACATTGTACTTAAATCAATACATTAGAACTGAGAAAATACAATCTAGCATAGGTAAAATTGGTGAGTTAGATTCTAGTGGACGCTATCAAATTGAATATGCAAATAACTATAAACTAGCTAGTAACGCAGTAGTAGATCGTCATATCCAGATGATCATAGGTAAGGCTATAAAGCATGATACTAACTTCTTAAAAACACAATCTACTATACAAGAACCTACTCAACAGTTAAGCCGTCGTGCTAAAAAAGCGATTAAGAAACAACAATCTAATACACTAGTTATCAATAGCGATACTAACTTAGTATCATTAGTCAAGAAATAATCTCACCTGTAAGAAAAAGAGAACTAAACTAACCGCCGAACTACTCATGTAACAAATGATACCAGTAACTAGAGCCGCCCCTAACAAGGTGGCTTTTTTGTTGCGTAGTTGTAATGGATTATCTTTTTTTTTTCTTACGGGAATTTTTTTCACGTCTTTTGATTTATTAAGACGTTAAAGATAATAATGTCTAGTTAAACATCCAATTAATTACAGGAACTTGGAATTATGACATTACAAGAGTTAGTACAATATAAACGTGCTGCACTTGAGTTAAAACAATCGGAATATTTAGCTCAATCTCGAACTTTGTTTATAGAGCAATTAGTTAAGTTATTAGGAATAGACTTAGTTGAGTCTATGGACTTAACAATTAAATCCCGTTATAAATGTCTAGTATTTGTTGACATTGAGAACGTTCAAGCAACATTTAATTATGGTACTACTAAGTTTCTCATTCAATTAGAGAATGACTACTTCAATATATGCAAATGGAATGGTACATCTGACATAACTCATGATGAAACCTGGAAGTTAACTGGTGATATTAGAAGTAGTTTAGTTAACTATTTAGCTAACATTAAACCATTTCATAACAACGAAATTTAACTCAACTTATTCTAACTTAAGGAACTTATGAACGACTTAATCAGCTTTATTAAAACCGACTCTACTCCAACAGTAGTTCAGTTAGCGTGCATTATCTTAGCTTATTATGCTGGATAACATTAGTTAAAGCATGGTTCGCCATCGTGGTTAACTAGTTATTCAGTTAAGTAAGATTAGCGCAAGTTAGTCTTACTTTGCTGGTTAATTATTACCAGATAAACATCCACTTAGAGGACATTAATATCATGAAATACATTAGAACTGCAACTCAACTTCTAACAACTGCTGCTAAATTAGATGACGTTATCGATATCAAAGATAGCTTCTCTAAATATTTGCTTTCTAATAAATATTTATTAGATAAACTCATTCCCACTAAACGGGAATTAGAAAACGATAGGTTAGTGCTGTATAAGAATATAGTAGAGAATAATGGTACTGTTACTTACTATGATACTGAAAATCATAGTATCGAAAATAGACCTATTTGTTGGTTAGATCTAACTTACACTGAAGAAAATTCTATGTTTTACGGTTGGGATGTATTTCCCAGTTACGATTACATAGAATTTTTAATTATCAATAAATATGACGATTATAGGGGAGAAGCGTATAATCTTTTAACTTTTGATATTTCATTCTCTGAATGGTGTAAGGGTCTTGAATTTGTTGTTTCTAATAGACATTTAGATAATCCTGAAATTATTTGGATGTTAAATTTACCCAAATGGTTGGAGAAACCATTAGATGAGAATATTAATAGAAACACTAATAAGAATGAGTTACTTTTGCTAATTGATAACTTAGCACATGAATTTAACTTGGGTAATCTTAACCAAGATGACGTTCTAAATGTCATTGAGTTAATTTATCCAAATAAAATAAGTGATGTTATTAACTTCATAGAATCAATAGCATCATTAACTGTTGATTATTCCCTATTTTCTTACCTAATACCTATCATTATGGATAGAAGTAAGAAAAAAGTAAGGGAAGTTAAATTTAACTTGTTAAATAGTCGTCCATATTGGTGTGATGACCATATATGGAAGTTATTTAATGATAGTAAGTGTTATAAAGGTGCTGAAATAGTACATCAAATAGCAACAGCATTGGTGCAAAAATATCAACCATCTAAATACTTCTATGTGTGTATGGCTCGTGATGCTGTACCACTATATAACTTGTTATTTAGCATGAATTACGATTCAATGTTAGGTGTATTTAGCCGTAGTCAGATAGGTGACGACGCTAGTGTTGAGTTATTAAAGAATGAAATAGCATTAGCTAGTGAATTAACTGGTAAATTACCTGTACTTGTAGATGTACAAGGTAGAGGTACTATTTACGATTATCTACGTGAACAAGGATTAAATTACGAAATGATATTTGGAGTATCTAGTAATCCCGATAATTGTAGATATCCACTACTAATAGATGATGAATCTATTGGTAATCGTGCCATTAAATATATTGAAAAATTACCTCAATCCAATGGACGTGCTGAAGGCGTGTATCAAGTTAATAGATGCCAGAAAACTTATCTTGATACATTAATAGCATGGGGATCTCGAGATCCCAATGTTATGGGTGAAGATATGAAGGATTGGGAAATCCTTCAATTCCGTGGTCTATTTATGGAAACAATGGGCATATCCCATGTTCATGCTGGGATGATAGGTGCTGATTGTCAGCAACGTATGTGGGGAATACTGAAATCTCGCATTAATGTTTCCATTCAATTGGGAATCAAATGTAAGGATCAACATATAGACTTGATCCGCGCGACTAGATTTAAGTCGCAACATGAAGTTGGGCATTCTGGAGGTATGAACGATCCAGAAACTCGCTTACGTGATGAAATCTCCCATTTTGGCAATACAGGTATCCGCACAATATTTGGTATTGTAAGTGATGATCGCCATAATGGTAAACAATATGGTAGTAATTTCTGTTTAGTTAATACTAAACAATTACTACCATACATAACAATTACAAATAGAGATAGTTTGTGGGAAAGTGGAGAAAGTCATTTTCCAGTAACTAAATTAAACAAATTACCAGATTGTATGAGTGTTTATCGAGAAGTTCAATACAATACTTTAGTAACATGGGATAGTGTGCTGGAGGTTATACCATGTTAACTAAACAAGCATTACTATATAATCTGAATAAGAGACATATTCTCTTATATAGGTTATTTCTAAATGGATATATTACTAATCCACTATTAATTAAATATTTAACTCGTTTTAATAGACGAGTTAACTGGAATGTTGACTACACTTATTTACTTAAGTGGGAAAACCGTTTAAGTAAAATAGAAGATAGCGTTTGACTTTCAGTTACAGGTAACTAGTAATCCATTAGTTACCTGTTGCTGGTAGTTAATACACTATCAGAACTTTCATCAAGTAAGAAAAAAGGAACAATTATGTCTAATATCACATACAAGTTTGGAGATCAAGTTCAAACAGGTGATTTCTTTCAATATGAAGTAATCGAAGATAAAGGTGACACTGTAGTAGTAACACCTGCTTACGGTCATAATGTTCAATGGGGTGAAAAAGGTGGTGAAAAGTATGAGTACAAAAAAGAAGATTTAATTCCAGTTATTCATTAAATATCAGTTACGGGTAATTAATTTAATTTAGTTACTCGTTACTGCTAGTTAATTGCTAGTAGATAATACAAAGATAGGAGACAAAATGAGAATATTTAATTTATTGGGTGTAGTAGCAATCCTTGCTATTTCCCTTACTGTTTCATATGTTGCTCCGACAATCGCACGTCATGAAGATGACTTTACAGACTATTTATTGGTTTTAGTAGGAGTCTATGCTATTTCAATAATAACAATCGCACTCTGCTTGTTCAACTTACCTAACTAACGTAACTTAGTACAAAATAATTGATAGTTAATTAAGTAAATTAAGTTCTAGTAGCTTAATTTACTTTGTTTGTTATCAATTCAGATAGCAATTTATTTAAGGAATGAGATTATGACCATTATCAACTTAACACCACATGACTTCGATGTATACGCGGAATCTAGCTTTGTTAATCTAGAAAGAGTTAACGCTACAACACTTATTGCTGATAGTGTAGAAGGTAACGCAATATTAAGTTTACCTTCAGTTGGTAGCATCAGAATTAACACAACTACAGTTGAAGGTGAACCTATTAACGGTATTCCAACTGTAGTTACTAAATATGGTGATGCAGTTGGTATTCCAGAAGGTGTTCAACCTGAAGATGTATTAGTTGTATCATTGCAAGCATTATCTATGGCAGTCGCATCTAAGCATCCACTAGCTAGTCAAATGACATCCCCTTATAAAGTAGTTAGATTACGGTCTAACACTTCTATTGTACTAGGTGCAATGGGATTAAGTTTCCAGTAAGCGGCACTAGACACTTGTATCAAATAACACTAAGTAACTAGTTCGCGCTAGTTACTTATTTTTTTATTAACTTTTTTTTTTTTTATGAACGACAAACAACGCAAATCTCAAGTTCGCGGTAAACTCAACCCAGATCCAGTTAAATTCACAACTACTAAGTTGCAACCACCAAGAGGGTTCGGCACTAAAGCAGCTTCCATTTGATAGCAGCTATATTGGTAATTAAATGTTGCCAAGTCATAATATAGGAGATTAAAGATGACAGACTTTATTTATGTTCCAAGAGGTTCTGACACACAAGCAGCAGTTGGAGGCTTCATACTTGATGAAGTAGCAGGATACAAATACACACCGCTGGGTAATAAACTTACCTCGGGAAGTGACCAATCACGCTTGGTAGTGGTTCTAAAGCCTACAGGTGAGAACAAAGAAGTATTATACTTCTTTGGTAAGGTGGCTGACAATCTTCTTTCTCAAATTGAGGATAGGATAACTAGTCTGGAGGATTAGACAGCGGGGACATCAAGCCCCTCTCTCTCTTTTAAGTGAATGAGTTTATTTATTGTATACAGATGATGGAAGAAAAAACTTGTAAAGATTGTAAATGGAAAGTTGATTTATTTAGTAACGGAAACGTCGTATCCTCATATACGATAGATACAAGTGAGATAGATCAAGCTGCTAATGATAAGTTAGTAGAACGACTGTTAGTTGAATATGCTAATAAACCTAAATCTAATGTTGAGGTGAAAATTAGTTAGTCAATTAAGTGAGTTAAGTACCTTTATTTAACTCACTTTGTTAGTCAATTAGTTGATCATGTTAACCTACTGGAGAATACTATGTCTGATTTACAACATGAATTAGATGTTATTAACAAGAAAATTAAGAAATGTAAGAAGAAATTGAAGAGATCTGAATTAGCACAACAGTTAAAGCAACTTAAACAAGAAAGATCGTTGTTGAAAATCCGTGTGAATGAATTAGAAGATGTTGAACGTAAGAAACAACATGAATTAGATAAACAGACGTTAATTGATTTAGGATTTGAGCTTAGGGGCGATTATGAAGTTATTTTAGTTGATGGTCATTGTCCACAACTATATCAGTACGCAATTGTTCATAAAAATGTGCCGCAATTTGAATCAATTACTGTTAATCGTCAGACTAAAATTAAAGTTTTAGTTTTAGGTCTTAATAGCAAAGGGATTTGGTATGATGCTATTAGTAAATGGAATCGTTTAAGTAGTGAAGAACAACAAAAATTCATGAACTTAGAAGAAATAAAAGATTTGGCATTAGAAGACTTAGCTAACGACACTCAACTAGAAATGATGTTAATCCCCGGTGGCACTTTTATCATGGGTTCACCAAAAGAAGAGGAAAATAGCATGGATAGTGAACGTCCACAACATGAAGTTACAATAGAACCCTTTTTTATGGGTAAATATCAAGTCACCCAAGCACAATGGCGATTTGTAGCTCAGTTACCCCAAGTGAACCGTGAGTTAGAGCAAGATCCGTCTCATTTTAAAGGTGATAATCGCCCTGTGGAACAAGTATCTTGGTATGATGCGGTTGAGTTTTGCGATCGCCTTTCACAATATACAGGTAGAACCTACCGTCTCCCCAGTGAAGCTGAATGGGAATATGCCTGTCGAGCCGGAACTACCACACCATTTCACTTTGGAGAGACGATAACAACGGATTTGGTTAACTACAATGGTAATTACACTTATGGCAATGGGGTTAAAGGAGTTTATCGAAAAGAAACAACAGAAGTAGGCAGCTTTGGAGTAGCTAATAACTTCGGATTATACGATATGCACGGTAACGTATATGAGTGGTGTTTGGATGACTGGCATGAGAATTATACAGATGCACCAGCAGATGGCAGCGCATGGTTTAGTAGTGATGATAAACTAAGTGACAAAACAGGACGCACTGTACTTCGTGGCGGTTCTTGGGACTACAGGGCTAGGTACTGTCGGTCTGCGAGTCGCGGTAGGTATTCGCGCGACTATCGTAACCGCTACTTCGGTTTTCGGGTCGTATGTAGTGCTATGTGCAGTAAATTGAAATAATTTATCTTGACATGGTAAGAAAATAAGTTAAACATCACAGGAATTAAGATAATGAAAAAAGTAACTAAGTATCAATCCAGAGATGGTAAGTTATTTGACACTCCTGAAGAATGTCAAGCTCATGAAAATAAGTTAATAGATCAACGACGTAGCGCGGTATATGATATTGCTGTCGAATTATATGAGGAAATGTTACTAGAACAAAAACCTTCAGTATTAAGTTGTTTGAATAATTTAGTTGTAAATTTATTAAAAACTAAGTTATGATATTACTAGCTAATATCGAAAGATCCCTTGATACTGCGTCACGTAGTTTACGGTATTGGCTGGTATGCGGAGTATGAGTTTAAGGGGTTTACTCATTCCGTAGGCACTGGGTCTCATCAAGACACCTCAGAACACCAGTAGTCTACACCGTGATCAGGGTGAAAGTCCTGGCTCTAGAGCTAAAACATAAAGAAGGTCACTATCACGGTTGCACAATGTTCGGACATCTAGAGATACCAGGTAATGTCCCGACAAGTCAAGTGACACCACCTAGCAATAGTTAGGATCAATGGTAAGTAATTAGTTGCACTGAGTTAACAACAAGTCGCAACGTTAAAAAGACTACTAGTAGTAGTAATGTTAGGTATTTAGGATAGATCTATCTAAATTTCCTAGAACAGTGTAAGGGGCGAGTTAGTGAAGTATCTTAGTATACTAAGTATCTTAATTAGAGAGATATTTAGTTAAGTAAGAAACAACTAGCTCAATTAATAGTTGCTTTAGTTCCTGTAACTTGTCCATTATAAGTCATTTAAGTTTGCAGGATTTAGTGATAACTATTCATTGTTAATTAAGTTAGTTTAGAGTTAACACAATTAGGAGACTTAGAGTTATGCAATTTAATGAATTTAAAGTATTGTTTCAAAGTAACTTCAATAAACTCATTGAAGGACAAGTTCGGTTATATGTAACTGATGTTAATAAGAATGAGTTATGGGATGCTTATTTAAATGCGTTTCCTGATGATGAACGTCAAGGATTTAACTGTAACTGTTGTAGACAGTTTATTAAACAGTATGGTAATGTAGTTGCCATTAAAGATGGTGAAGTTAAGTCAATGTGGGATTTCACTGTAGATGACGTTATGTATGCAGGAGTTATAGCTGCATTAGATAAGTTAGTTAGTGAATCTAACATAACTAATGTATTCATAACTAAACAATCTAAGTTAGGTACAGATCGTAGTTTAACTATTGATGTAGAATGGCAACATCTCTATTATGAGTTACCTAGTACATTAGTAACTCAATCTTTTTTAACTGAAAATACCTTGATGTCTGATAAACGTAGTAAGAAGGAAACATTTAAACGAGCATTAAATGAACTATCAATTGATTCAACTGAAACAGTGCTTGAGTTAATTGCACAAAATCAGTTATATAGAGGTGAATC